AGATTGCTTTAAGGCTCTACTCAATATTATGGATGAGATCAAGAATAAATATCCTGTAAACCGGGAGTAAGAAATGGCAATTAAAAATAATCTAGTAATTGATCAAGGATCTGATTACTCAATCATAATTAACGTAGAAACTTCTAACAATATGCCAGCAAGTCTTTCTGGATATACTGCTCAATCACAAATACGTAAGAATTATACTTCACTTACAGCGTACAGTTTTGGCACGGCTGTTAATTCTGCTCTTAGAATCGTTACGTTAAGCTTATCATCAAATACTACTGATACAATTCCCGGCGGCCGTTATGTTTACGATTGCGAAATTACTTCGAATACCGGAATTAAAACCAGATTGGTTGAAGGCATTGTAACTATTACACCACAAGTTACGAAATAACTGAGTTTTACTGTAGACTGTGACTTCTACTAAAGTGATAGTCACCATCAAATTTTGTTGTAGAACTAAAAGGTCCATGCACTAATTGAAAACCTATTGATTTGAGATAAGATTTAACTTCATCAAACTTTGGAGATCCAATATTATACTCTTCAGATTGAAGTTCTAAAATAAGATCTTTGCAATTTTTTAGTGTTTCTGTGGCACCAAGCAGAACATCAAGTTCAGCACCTTGAACATCCATCTTAATTAGATCAGGTTGATCAAAGTTAAACATTTTTACGAGTGTATCGAGGCGCATTCCTTTTTTCATCACCATATGGTGATCATCAAAAAGAAATTTTGCAGCTGGACTAAGTTCTGGATTTTCACGATACATCGAATTTCCGCCTGGATGCTCAAGATTCTGATAAAATTTAATATCTACATCATCTTCTTTATAAAGCAAAGCACCAGCAACATACGGCATTTTTGATTCTTGATAAAGAAACTCAGTTGAATTCATCGCTTCAAATGCAACAAACTGCGAGTTTGGCCAAATTCTTTTAGCTGAATTTGTCCAATGCAATACGCATGCTCCAATATCGTAAATCACTTTTGGTTGCACACCTTCGTGGCCAATTTTCTTCAAGTACGAAATATGAGTACTTGGAAGAAGATCCATATTAGAAAGTTCTCTAAGTCGAGCGGTTATTGAATCTTCTTGAAGCTTTGGCAATTCAATTTCAAAAACTTTTTGACCAATATGCTTACATAGAATTGAACTATCTGCATAGATCTTGAATCCTTTTTCGAGCACTTTCTTGCAAAAGTCAAGATCTTCAGAAAAGGTGTGATTATGATTAAGCGCTTGATGGTAGAAGAACCATGGATATTGTATCGCTGAAAACACTTCCTTTTTTACTAATACACAGCCAAATCCACAACCACCGATCTCCTGTAACGTGCCAGTCAATTGAGAGACGTCCAAGCGGTGCATATTTAAATCATACAGCTCAATCATTTGAGGCTCGAGCCGCTGCCGATAGACGCCAGAAACAATCGGCTTATCATGAACTAGCATCTTCTTTAACGTATCAGCTGGAAAGACTACGTCGTGATCGATAGCTAGTAAGTAATCATAAGTGTTTACCACCCAATGCGCTATGAGATTACGAACTTGATCGACTGCATATCCATAAAAGTACTGAAACTCTGTTACGTATCCTTCCGGTACTTCAAGATCATAGATTGACTTAAATGTATCAGCTTCAATATCATTTTTACATGGGATCGCAATAAGAATTTTCTTAGGTGCATTATTTTGATTAATCATATTTTGCCACAGTAAAGATTCCCTTTCATACGAATCTGATACAATTAAAGAATCGCTTGATGTGGAAGCCATAGGCGATTCAAATTTATGATTATATATCATTACTGGTGTAAGATTTTTATCCATATGAGTCTTAATAATAAAATCATCACCGTAATATATTTCAAACTGTTCTGGAATTGGAATCCAATTACTCTTGTGTAAAAACATCGCCATGCCAAAGCCGAATAGAGATATGCCATGTTGCATATTCATAAAGCTAATTGAATAATCAGTTGAAATTGGATGATTAAAGTGAGCTTCTCCAGTGATAAATCCATGAACGCCAGATTTATTGTTGATCTTACTTTGTAGTTTCTCAAATATCTTTATGTCAAAAACAACATCGTCATTAATGATAGCTACTCGATCGTTTTTAGCGAGCTTTACGCCTAAGTTCCAAGCTGGATTTACCTTAATGTTTTTTTCTTGGTTTAGTATTATCATCTTTTCGTGATTTAGAATTTCCCAGTCTGGTGTAATCTTTACATCATTATTAACGATAATCACTTCATTTATATAATCGCAGTTACAGTATTCAATCAATGCTCGTTGAAAGATGTCTAAACATCTCCACATGGTAGGAATAGTTACAGTAAACATTTCTTTAGGCGGCGCTGGAATGCGAGCGATACTTCTTGCAGTTTTAGTTTGTTCTTCGCCATTTATCTTGTAATCGTTGTGAGGATGAGCATCGTTGTATTGATAAACAACGTCTGCAGAACAATAGATGCGATCTGAATCACAATTTTCTATTGCTTGATAGAAAGTTGCTAAGTCTCCACCCGCCTTAAACCAATTTCTTTCTTTGTCCATAAAGACAGAGTCATCTTCGTATTTAATCAGTTTTGCTTTCAACGTGCGAAGGTGAGTATATGGAGCATACCAGTTAAACATATGTTCGCGATACGATTTATTCGCTTTTACCTGAGAAGGATATGGCTGAGAAACAAGCGGAATGTTATCGACAACGCTCCAACATGATCCATAAGTAAAATCGTTATTCTCGTGAATACGATTATAATACTGGAAGATGTCCGGACTATTCGTTAGCCAATCATCACCATCAAGCAAGATAACGATATCGTCGTCATTTAGATCACGAATAGTGTTAATATGATTATACACCGCGCCTTGATTCGTTGAATTCTTAATCAACTTAAACTTATGGCGAATGTTTTCTGGAAGATTTGCAATTGTATTGAGAGCAGTGTTTGATGTTTCAGTGCTGCAATCATCAATAAGAATGTGCTCGTAATTATCATAAATCTGAGCAGCTATACTATGAATACAGCGCTCGATGAATTGATCAGCATTGTAAAATGGACTAATTACTACGATCTTACGTTGATCATTTGAGAATGGTGCAACCCATTGTTCAGGCGCTGTTACTCGACGACCAAAGATCTTTTGCCATTGAGATCGAGTATAGAGTGATTGTTTAGATTCACTTGCACTAAGATACAAGTCAAGCTTTGAATAAATGTGTTGTTTCCATTCCAGAGCAACAGTATCCCAGCCAGCGATTTCACGAATCTGTTCAAACTTCTTTAATTGATTCGATTTATTCTTTTGGTTGACTGTTTTAAGCGCCAGATCTGCAAGTCTTTCAGCTTGTTCGAATCGATTAATATCATGCTTTAGTGCATTAGGCGTGCATGAATAGTCAATCATCGAGTCACTTGGCTGAGCCAATTCTTCAAGCGCTCCAAACTTACAAGTAAGAACTTGCATATCATGATATTGTGCTTCGAGCGTACTGATTCCGAAAGTTTCAGGATATTCTGTAGGATACAAGAGATATGATGCTTTCGCATAGATATCGTAAATTGATTCGAGGGAAAGAATTCCTGTAAATGTAATTGATGCATCGTCTTTTGCATCACCGACCATTTTCATGAAATCTTCGTACTCATTATCATAAGCAACAGCTTTACTAAGCTTATAGTATCCGCCAACGACCGTAAGCTTTGCATTTGGAATACGCTTCTTGACTTGCGGCCAGACATCATGTAAAAGCGGATGTAATCCTTTCAAGCGATTCGAGTTAAAGACAAAGTGATGTGGTTCTTTGTTACTTAGATTTCGAATCTGTTTTGACAGCTTCATGCCATTACGAGTAATCCACGTATGATTACGTAAAACTTCATAGTTACGCATCTGGCTGTAAGTAGATCCATGCGTATTATTCGTTAAATAGTTGTAATGGAAGTCGCTAAGTGTCCATAACTCGTTAATGTGCTGTTCAACAAGTAACTTTTCAATAATAATATCGTTTGAACTAAACGTATCATGCATCCAAAGAACTT